TAAGAATGTTGCAATCTCCCACTCTGGTGTTTGAACTTCTGCGAACCGACTCTTTACATGTGCGGTAAGGTAGTGTTTCAAACACGGTTTATAATACCGCATCTTTGCGGTCTTCTTTAACATCTTGTAAGTCAATGCACGTCTTGCACTTTGGGTCATCTTCGTACCGAGTACACCCATCAACGCATCCAGAAACTTCGCACGAAGTATCGGAGGCAAGTAATGNAAGTTAAGACCGTAGAACCCACCTTCTGCTGGGCCAACAATAATGACTAACGGAAATGCATCGTAGTATGGTAAGGTCTTCTTATGTTTTGGGTCATAGAAGAACATCTGCATACTACCGATTAGTTCTGCATTATCTGCCTTTGATGCATCACGTTTCTTCAACGGATCTTCTTTCATCAACGCTTCACGGTTGATTGACCGTAAGTTCGATGACTTCTTTCTAAACCATTCACGACTTTCTTTGGTACGAGGTGTTACGCCCGCACGGAATGCCTGTAGTTCTAACCTGTTGAATAAATTACTCATACGTCTATTTATACATTAACTTCAGCTAATTTGACAACTTTAAACAAATCTGCTTGATCTGTTTTGATTCTGTCTGATGTTTGGTTACCACTATTATGCACAATACTCGATCCTAACTCTTCGATGACCAAATGTTTTACTGGTGCTTCTGGGCCGAGGTATCTTAACTGCGGTCTTCCGTGTTTTGATAACAAGGCATACCTACTACCTTGTCCCAAAAAATGTTCTACCAGTGCGAAAGGCCCTTTGTTGATATTTTCTGTTACAACATTCCATAGGAGTTTAGCAAAAGAAGGACGATATAAACATGCTTCCATACAATGTTGACCAAAGTATGTTATATCAACATATGGATTGTAAGAGATCATTTCGGGTTTTTCTAGATACGCATCGTGTTCTAGAACAAGTATTGGTCTATCTTCCTTCCAACACTTTTCCCATAACAACCACTGAGAAAGAAAACATCCTTTTTCTGAGTTGTTAATCTGTTCCTCAAACTTTATATGTTCATAATCGTGTAGTTCATTTGGTGTGATTGCATCAAAGAAGTTTACATGAAACCCAGCATCAGTCCAACTCTTTGCACAGTAGTTAGCATATGTCTCAGACTTCCTGCTGCCCTTCATTCGTATCATCCATATATCAAAATCTTTATTTCTCATTTTTTCTTTCTTGTGTATGGTTTCAATTTCTTTAATGGTTTAGTTGACTTAGGCATAATACCCATTGCGGTTAGTTCTTTCTCAGTCCAGATCTCAAATCCCCACCCCCGATCTTTTGCATACTCTGCTGCGGCCTTCCATTTGTTTTGGTTCTTGACATAGGTAAACGATTCTGTTAACATACGTTTAGTACGTCTACCTTTCATCTTGGGTAGTTGAGTTTCTTTGAATGGTTTGACCTCAATCAACTTTGTTGTACCATTTTTGTATACAATAACAAAATCCATAAAGTAACGATGATATTTGTGATCTACTTCATATAGATAAGGTATAACGATCTCTTCAGATCCCCACTCGACTATGTTAGAGTCATTATCACAATGGCGCATGACATGTCTTTCCCATAGTGATCGATATACTATGTTGGTCACGTTTCCCAGATACTTCTCTGGGTTTTTTGGTTTATATTTTCCAGAATACGCCATAGAAACCTTATAAATAGAAATAGTAGTTTTAATAACCCTATTTAGTGGAAACGTTATGACAGCAAAAAACACATATCAATATCCTCTTCATGACGAAGAAGATTATAAAGGTCGAATAAGATTCACTCTCTTTGCTGAGTCTTATCTTAACTCTGGTCTTTCAGATGTTTTGAATGATAAGAAAGACGATTTGTCAGGACTCAAGAAAAAAAGAGACGAGTTACTCCGTCAATCAAAAGTCGAGTCAAGAGCTGATGGTGTCGCAAAAGATACAACCAGAAACGACCTCTCAGATGTAACAGTACAAATGGAGGAATTGGCGGCAGATATTAAGTCATTCAATGGTGCAGAGAATACAACTGAATTAGGTTCAAAACCTAGACAGATTGTTGACACTGAAGTACTATTATATCTCCCACAAGGGTTACAATTCAGAGACAACGTAACATATGAAAATGTTGACGTAGGTGCATCGGGAGCTGCGGTATCTCAAGGCGCATCTATACTCGGTTCCATGGCAGATGGTGTAGGGTCATTTGTACAGGGAATGTCTGGCGGTGCCTCGGACGGTCTCGCAAAACTTGCAACTGTAAGGTTGGCACAATCGGCAGGCAAATTCAGTGATGAAGTTACCGCTGGTCTTAAACTACAGACTGGTGTTACCACCAATCCTAATTCACGTTCGTTGTTTAAACAGGTTAACATGCGTGAGTTCCAATTTAACTTTAAGTTGGTTGCTCGGTCTAAGAAAGAGGCAGAACAAATTAAGTCTATAGTAAACTTCTTCCGTAGTGAGTTATATCCAGATGATATTAATGTTCAGATTAGTGGTCAAGAGATCTCTCTTGGTTATAACTTCCCAAACAAGTTTAACATCGAGTTCGAATATGATGGTAAGACTATCGCACATAAAGTAAAACCATGTTTCTTACGTTCAGTCGATACCACATACAATGCAAGTCAGATGGCGTTCCACCGAGATGGTGAGTTCATAGAAGTGGACATGAACCTTAACTTTACCGAAACCGTAACACTATCCAAGAAAGATATTCTTGATGTTGATGGTGATGGAGTTGGATTCTAATGAGTACAAAATTCTTTCAACCGTTTGAAAAAATATACTATAAATTTGGGGACGAGGCTACTAATTCTTTATTCCAAAACTTAACTCAGTATGTTGACATTATTGATCAGATAAAATCTCAACAAGCATTTTATGAAGACTATACAATTAAGTCAGGCGATAGACCAGATACTTTATCTACACAATTGTATGGTGATCCAAAATATTATTGGACATTCTTTTTATTAAACGATGATCTCCGTGAGTCTGGGTGGCCTCTAAGAAACGAGGAAGTTTTAAAAGCAACAAAAGAATTTTATCCTCACCGTGTAGTTACGATTAACAGTGATATTAGTTCATCTGAAGGTGGATATGACTTTAGAGTTGGTCGTCATGTTACAGGTAACACTAGTGGCACTTTCGGTGATATCATAAAAAGAAATTTAGATTTAGGTCAATTGATAATCGATACACAACACTCGGTGGAACCCATCGTTGAAGGATCACCAGAACTTACTTACGTACTAGATGTTAACAGTAATGGTGCGGCTGAAATCGTAGTGCCAGGAAATGTTAATATGTTTCATTCGACTGATTTGTGGGTTCTTTACAAATATGATTTAAACAATCCTGATGGTGACCCACAAGTATTAAGTACTTACAATATAACATTGTCAGAGATCAATACCAAAGCAACCATAAGAAGTATACCTTTCCAGCCAGGAAATTACGAATACCGAATGGTAACAAAACAAAATAGAGTTAATCCATTAGAATCTACATTTGTTGATGGAGAAATTATACAATTCTTTGATAACACTACAGGTCTTCCAGTACAAAAGTTCATTGCGAGAGAAGATGCTCAATATAATGCCGTACATCACTATGAGAATGCTAATGGAGAATTTGTAGATATTGATCCATATAGTTCAACCATTCCTAGTAATTTAAAACCAATAACAAATTTATCAAGAGTTCAGAAAAAAAATGATGATCTGAAACAGATTAAGGTTATTAAATCTGAGGTCGTTGAAACAGTAGTTAAAGAGTTCTATAGGTTGATGCAACAACGATGAGTGTAAAGAACGATAACCAATCACAATACAAGATTACTCAGGCGTCTATAACATCTAACGCTATGGGTGGTCAATCTTCGGCCGAAGCAATTAATGTGAATCAAAGTATTGTTGAATTGGTATTCTTTGAGAGTTTAGAGAAAGCGTATATTTCGGGTCAGGTTGCGATATCAGACGATCAGGGTTTTGTTGACGCTATTGGTTTTTCGGGAACAGAAAGACTTTTTATTGAAATCGCATCCGAAGATACTTCTTTACAACCTATAATGTCTAGATCATTTATAATGACTAGTATCGATCAATCAGTAAAATCTAGTGATGCTGGACAAGCCAGTATATATGTGTTTAGTATTATCGATGAACATGCTTTAAGGAGTAAGACGAATAAGATTAGTCGATCGGTTACGGACTCACTCGAAACCGAAATACAAAGGATATGTGCTCAAGATCTCAAAAAGAATATCGATATTTCATATCTTTACCCATCTATCCAAAACAACGTTAAAGTATTAATTCCTTACTTACATCCACTTGAGGCATGTGAGTGGTTAAGAGATCGTGCGACTACAGTAAATGGTTGTCCATTGTTCTTGTACGCCTCTATCCACGATACCAATTTAAGATTAGGTAGTCTTGATAAGATGTTAGAACAAAATCCTTGGAACGATCAACTTCCATATCTTTACTCTCCTTCGAATGTAAAGAAAACAGAAGGTAAGTCTCCGTTGCATCGTACTATGCAAGTGCAATCTATACGAACTGCGAAAATGCAAAATACAATGAAACAACTTATGACTGGTGGTATCGGTGCAGTTTATAATAACACAAATTTAAACACAGGTCAAATGTCTTCACAACATTTTGATGTAACAAAGGTTCTTGATAAGCTAGAACTCAATGGAATAATATCAGGTGGTAAAGAACAAAATGTTTACCCAGAAGAATTTCAATTAGAGAATGATAACGAGTTTTTGCATGACAAAAATGCTAAGATATATCATCAGATAACCTCTACTGGAACATATGGTACTTGGAAAAGTTATCATGATGAATTAAAGCCAGGAACATTTACCGTAAAAGTTGGCAACTATGCTATCCGTAATATGTTATTGAAGAACATGTTCGAGGTTACTGTGCCTGGGGCAGGGTTTATTGTTTCTAAATCAAGTGTTGGTGATATTGTATCAATCAATACTATATCTGATGACGGCGACAACACTACAAGTGCGACATTTGATCGGTTACGATCAGGTGACTTTTTAATCTATAATGTTAGACACACATTCAAGAACAGTAGACATGATGTTGTCATGTCGGTTTGTAAGTTGGTGAGGGGATAATGAAGGCAATTCAAACAGAATATTACGGTGACAACACTCGTTGGTTTATTGCAGATGTTGTTGACCACACACCTCCTTATGGATATGAAGGTCGTGTCAAGATCCGTGTCCATGGCGTACATAATCCATCAACAAGAGAGATACCCCAGAACGATCTTCCTTGGGCTCAAGTAGTTTTGCCCACCACCGAAGGCGGTGTGTCTGGTTTAGGTAGGACACCCAGACTTGCTTCGGGTGCGACCGTATTCGGTTTCTTTATGGATGGTAAAGCATCACAGGTTCCTTTGGTCGTAGGGTCAATACCTAAAATAGAATATCCGACTCGTGTACAGAGACAAGTAGAGTTTAATACTATTCAAGAAAGAATCGATCAAGAAGAAATTTTTTATGAACAAGAGATAACGCTCATAGACTCTCAAAAAGTAGAGGACGAAGAGTTCGGTCTAGTATACGGTAATACCATTGAATCACGTAAATTAGAATCAATAAAATATTTTATGAATGCTGGTTATAGTTTAAATCAATCTATAGGTATTGTTGCTGGGTTATTGAACAAATCAAATTTAAGTAATACTGCTGTTCAAGAAGAAGATAAATATAATCCTCTAGGTATCGCTGGATGGCAGAATGAACGTCAACTTTTGTTGAAACGTTTTTCTGGTGCGAGTGATTGGAGGAAGTTTAGTTCACAATTAGTGTTCATAAAATACGAACTAAGTAGTACTCAAGCGGCCGCAAATATAAGATTAAAACGATCTAAATCTTTAGAAAGAGATACAAAAAATAGTTGTCAGAGAGTGTTTGCAAAATACTATTTGGGTATGAAAAAAGAGATCGATTTTCAAAGTGTTGACAAACTTGCCGTCACTCTTCAAAACCTTGTGGGTACATAATGCCATTAAATAAAGAACAATTAAATGCTCGATTACGGTATAATCAGACATCTCAACCATTTGGTCAAGAGGTGAATGGTGCTGCTAACCTTTTAAAAGAGAATAACTTTGCAAAGAATGCAACTCTTCTTGGTGATGGGCCAGGCAGTACACACGCTGGTATCGAATCACTGGAAAGTAAAGTGGATAATGCAGGCAGCACATCTCTGGGTGATGCGATGTGTTCCTTTGGGGACGAAGTTACTGGTATCTCTGGTGTACCCGACCCACAAAAAGTGGAACTAGATTTATCTGTTCCAGTATTTACCGTTTCTTCTAATACACCTAGTTCTGATTCCGATGCTGTAGAGACAACAATAACAGCAGGCGCAACAGAGAGTCAACCTGTATCATCGGTAGTACAACAACTTACTGGACTGGGCGCACCTGTCGCTAAGTTAGATACGCAGACACTTGGTGGTTCTTCACTAGATGCTATTGATGCGACTGCAAGTGATGCGACTGGTAAATCAAATGTGTTGAAAGAAAAGATTCAAGGTGTTGCTGCGGAAACCAAATCCGCATCTGGTACTGGAGGTGGTGCATCTGGTGGACTAGGTGCTGTCACAGGTGCATTGAAGAAAGCAGGAGATATGATATCAGAAGTTGCAAAAGAGGTATCATCGATTCCTTCTATAAATGTTGATGCGCCTGAACTCAGCAACGTAACAAATGCTGTGGGACATATCGATGTCCCATCAACACCTAATCTAAATTCCATCGAAACACCCCTAGACAAGTTAGTTGACGAAGTGTCTAATAATATAAATCCATCACTAACGGAATTAGAAAAATCACAGACTGGTCTTGACGATTTCTTCAATAGACCTAAAGTAAAGACTGGTTTAGGTTTGATACAAGATATTGTTGAAGACATAACAAATGATGTGACATCTAAGATCAGAATATTTACAAGTAATGCTAGACTTCCGCTTGAGGAAGTGTCCGAGATAACCAGTAATGCGTTAGGTCTAAAGAAAGAAGATAGGTTCAAAGCTTCTCAGGATATCATTAGAAAGGATACCACATTTAGTTCTGACATGAAATCTGTTATTGGAAAAATACCTGATGGACTAGACAATAATACTTTTGTGGATACATTAAATGTTAAAGCTAGAAGCGCTCAGATTCCACAAACAGAAATAAATCAGGTCGAACAACGTTTATTTCAAGTGTCTGACAAACTACAGGAACTTGACACTACAATTTCGGGAACATTGATCAAATCGGCAGACGACTTTGTAACGGAAGAATATGATCTCAGTAATACGCTTGCTAAGTTCGATGGTCAACAAACTACCTTCGACACTTTCACTTATGTTGATTCTAAAGAAGAACTGGGCGCAGAGTTTAGGAAGATTAAACGTGTTATAACATCAATGATTATCCACGCATCAGACACTTATACAAACCAGAACATTGGTTCCGAAGAACTTCATATAGAACATAATGACAAAGATTTAGATGGTCTACAATATCATTATGTTATAAGACGAGATGGTAAATTACAGAGAGGTCGTCCTTTAGACACTGTAGGAGAATCGAGTAAAGTTAACGGTCATGCTCAACGATCAGTTGATGTTTGCTTGGTAGGGGGTCTAAACTGTTCGACAGGTTGCGAGAACCCAGATCAGTATCGTTCGTCACAATCATTTACTCGTGAACAGATGACTACTCTAGAATCAATATGTGAAGCGTTCTACCGTAGGTATCATGGTGGTCAAGTGTTTGGTCATAACGAAATTGAACCTTTAAATACAGATCCATACTTTGATGTTTCCCTGTATGTTGAAACTCTATTCCGTAAGAGTTCAGTATACGAAGATCTACTTATAGATCAAGCATTATCACCAGATGAATTGATAACGAAGAAACCACAATGACAGTACAAAATAACGATACTAAATTAGGCAGTAATCCAGCTAAGCAAAAAACTCTTGGTGTACCACTTGATGGGTTCCAAGATCCTACAGGCGAGTTTCCCAAGACAAATTATCATTATTCGTCTTCCATAAACTATGCGGCTCGTGGTTTTGAAGTAAACGAATTATATCTTGGGGGTGGTGATTTTAATGTATCACTCAACCTAGAAGATCAACAACCATCACAGTATCCGTTCAATCAGGTTCAAGAGACTGCATCTGGACATGTAATCGAATATGATGACACCCCAGGCGGTGAACGTATTCTTATCAAACACCGTAAGGGTGGTGGTATTGAAATGCGTGCCGATGGTTCTATTATTATATCATCCCCGAACAATAAAGTCGANGTGACTGGAGGAGACAATACGGTCATAGTAGAAGGTGATGCGGAGATGGTCTATAAAGGTAATCTGAACCAGACGGTTACAGGTGACTGGAATATGGACGTNGGNGGNAACCATAATNTTAACATACATGGACACAATAAGCAAACTGTATTGTTGAACAAGAGAACCGAAGTATGTGGTAACACAGAACATATCACCAAACAGTCTGCCTCATACAAGACTGTAGAGAACAAGACAGAACTCGTGTTGGGTAACAACACCGAGTGGACTAAAGGATATTCTAAGGAACATGTTGAGGGAGAACTCAATGTGTTTACTGACAATCGTTTGATCATGACTGCGAAAGACGAGTACATTCAGACCGCACCAGTAATGGCAATCACAGGTGCAGAGTTATCGGTCATGGGTATGAAAGGTGTGATCGGGGGTGAACAGGTAGA